GAAACACCAGAGAAAAAAGCATCAGCCGTTCGAGTGGCTGACGACATGAACTACCAGCTCACTGATGTGATGACTGAGTTCCGCCCAGAGCACGAGCGCATGTTGTGGGGTTTGGGCCTTGCAGGTAATGCGTTTAAGAAAGTCTATTACGACCCGCACATGGAGCGTCAGATTTCTCTGTTCGTGCCAGCAGAAGATTTGGTTGTGCCATACGGTGCAAGTAATTTAGAGACGGCTGAACGTGTAACACACGTAATGCGCAAGACCGAGAACGAGCTGCGCCGCCTACAAGTAGCGGGCTTTTATCGTGACGTTGACCTCGGTGAGCCAAACAATATTCTTGATGAAGTTGAGAAGAAGATTGCGGAGAAGATGGGCTTCAGAGCTACATCGGACAGCCGCTATAAACTTCTTGAGATGAGTGTTGACCTTGACTTGCCCGGCTACGAGCACAAGGTGGACGGTGAAGCGACTGGCATTAAGTTGCCATACATCGTGACCGTCGAGAAGGGATCTAATAAAGTTTTGGCCGTGCGCCGCAACTGGGAGCCTGATGATGAGACATATCAGAAACGACAGCACTACGTCCACTATGGATACGTTCCTGGATTTGGTTTCTACCACTTTGGCCTCATACACCTCATCGGGGCTTTTGCTAAGTCAGGCACTTCTCTTATCCGTCAGCTTGTCGATGCTGGTACTCTAAGCAACTTGCCCGGTGGCTTTAAAGCCCGTGGCCTGCGTGTTAAAGGTGATGACACTCCAATCGCTCCCGGCGAATGGCGCGATGTTGATGTGCCTAGTGGCACGATCCGCGACAACTTGTTGCCCCTGCCATACAAAGAGCCTAGCCAGACATTGATGGCTTTGCTCGGTCAGATCGTTGACGAGGGACGACGCTTTGCAAACACCGCTGATCTTCAGATCAGTGATATGTCTGCGAACTCTCCTGTCGGTACAACACTGGCTATTTTGGAGCGCACACTTAAAGTGATGAGCGCTGTACAAGCACGCATTCACTACTCGATGAAGCAAGAGTTGAAACTCTTGAAAGGCATCATCGCTGCGTACACACCAGAAGACTACGACTACGAGCCCACTGAAGGTTCACGCAAAGCCAAGCGTAGCGACTACGACGACGTGGATGTCATTCCCGTCAGCGATCCTAATGCGTCAACAATGGCGCAGAAGATTGTGCAGTACCAAGCAGTGATGCAGTTGGCACAGCAGTCACCACAGCTTTACAACATGCCGCTGTTGCATCGTCAGATGCTGGACGTGTTGGGTATCAAGGATGCACAGAAACTCGTGCCGATGGACGAGGACCAGAAGCCGATGGACCCAGTATCCGAGAACCAGAACGTGCTGATGATGAAGCCAGTCAAGGCATTCATGTACCAAGACCACCAAGCACACATCATGGTCCACATGTCTGCGATGCAAGATCCGAAGATCATGCAGTTGCTCCAGAACAACCCAATGGCTCAGCAGTTGCAAGCTGCAATGATGGCGCACATCAATGAGCACTTGGGCTTCGAGTACCGCAAACAGATCGAGCAACAACTTGGTATGAGCTTGCCTCCACAAAAAGACGAGGCTGGCGAAGATGTCAACATGGACCCAGAAGTCGAGGCGCGTTTGGCTCCCCTGCTGGCACAAGCCGCACAACGCCTGCTGGCTGGCAATCAAGCACAGGCCGCACAAGCTCAGGCTCAGCAGCAAGCGCAAGATCCGCTGGTGCAGTTGCAGCAACAAGAGTTGCAGATCAAGCAAGGTGACTTGCAGCGCAAGGTGGCTAAGGATCAGACAGACGCCGCGCTCAAACAAGAGCAGCTACGCATTGATGCATTGAAGTCTGTGGCGCAGATGCGCAACCAGAAGCAAGAACACCTCCTCGACAAAGGTGTTGAAGTACTGGCGCACCTGTCAAACAAGCATCACGAGAAGGCCGGTCAAGAACGAGGCCACTTGCATACTGGGCTACAAACAGTCCTGAACAAGAAACGTGAAGAACCTAAAGCTACGGCTAAGGAGGAATGATGGACGTAATTGATGTACTGGTAAAGCAATCTGACGAGAAGATTGCTCAGCTCAAAGACTACTTATCGGAAGGTAAGGCGGAGTCTTATGAGGAGTACAAGAAACTCTGCGGTGAGATCAAGGGTCTGCTCACCGCACGAGGATATGCACTAGACCTGCAACAAACCATGGAGAACTCGGATGACTAGTTCCATCCTGTTGGCTACAGACGCCAACAACCCGCAAGTTGTCGGATCCTATGACTTCAAAGCTACGGCAGAAGAAAAAGGAAAACAACTACCCAAACCATCTGGCTACCGCATCTTGTGTGCAATTCCGGAAGCGGAAAAGCAATTTGAGGAGAGCGAGATTGGTTTGATCAAAGCAGACGAAACCATGCGCAATGAAGAGACACTCACAACCGTCTTGTTCGTTGTTGATATGGGCCCAGACTGCTACAAAGACCCATCACGTTTTCCAAGTGGCCCATGGTGTCAAAAGGGCGATTTTGTCCTTGTCCGCCCACATGCAGGTACACGCTTGGTGATTCATGGTCGGGAATTCCGAATCATTAATGATGACTCTGTAGAGGGTGTTGTTGATGATCCCCGTGGTATTAAACGCAAATAAAGGAGCACAAAATGCCTGAATTTGACAGCGAATTTAAATTTCCAGATGAAGTAACCCAAGAAGATAAGGGTAAACCCGAAGGTAAAGAACCTGAATTTGAGATTGAGATCGAAGACGATACTCCTCCTCAAGATCGTGGCCGTGAGCCAATGCCTAAACCTCTGGTTGAAGAACTAGAGAAAGACGAGCTTGACAAGTATGACGAAGAAGTCAAAAACAAGCTCAAACAGATGCGTAAAGTCTGGCATGACGAGCGCCGTGAGAAGGAAACCGCACTGCGTGAGCAGCAGGAAGCCTTAAACGTTGCACAGCGTCTACTGCAAGAGAACAAACGTATCAAGACTATTCTCACAAACGGTGAGAAAGAATACGTCGCAACAGTACAGAATGCCGCCAACATGGAGTTGGAGATGGCAAAACGTGCGTACCGTGAAGCGTATGACGCCGGTGATACTGACAAGATCATCGAGGCGCAACAAGCTTTACAAAACGCCAACTATAAATTGATGCAGGTAAAAAACTTTAAGTTACCCCCTTTACAAGAGGAACAATTTGAAGTACAACCGCGTCAAGAGCAACGACAACCTGTTCCTAGGCCCGACAACAAGGCCGAAGATTGGCAAAACCGCAATACGTGGTTTGGCAAAAACAGGGGGATGACAGCTTTCGCTTTGGGTGTCCACGAAGACCTGAAAGACAGCGGAGTTCCAGTCGGCTCAGATGAATACTATTCGGAATTGGACAAAACAATCCGTCAACGGTTTCCAGAGGTTTTCCAAAGCCAACAGAAACCAACTGAATCAACAGCTAGGACTGAGAACGCTAGACCAAAACCTAGCACAGTGGTAGCCCCGGTAGCTCGAAGCACCTCTCCAAACAAGGTGAAACTCAAGCAAAGCCAGTTGAATACGATCAAAAAACTTGGAATCACCCCTGAACAATATGTCAAGGAATTCCTGAAAGTGGAGGCCCAAAATGGCTGAAAATAGACTCACAAGAGAGTTAGAAACACGTGCGGTACAAGAGCGTCCTAAGCAGTGGATGCTCCCAGAAATGTTGCCAGAGCCAGACAAGCAGGCAGGCTACAACTACCGCTGGATTCGTGTCTCGACATTGAACGCTGCAGACCCACGTAACCTATCGGCCAAACTCCGTGAAGGTTGGGAGCCCGTTGCACTCGAGGAACAACCCAAATTCCGACTGTTAGCTGATCCCGGTAGTCGTTATAAAGACAACATCGAGATCGGTGGATTATTGCTTTGCAAGACTCCTTCTGAATTCGTTGCGCAGCGAACCAAACACTTCGCAGCTCAAACTCAATCTCAGACGGATGCTGTAGACAATAGTTTCATGCGTCAAAGCGATGCGCGGATGCCGCTCTTCCAAGAGCGTAAGTCCTCAAGTAGCTTTGGCA